TCGAATTGGACGAGTGGTGCCGGAAGGTGCTGGCGAAGCATTGGCCCGATGCGACGCGTTTCGCGGATGTGCGGGACTGCGGACTCCACAACCTCGAACCCGTCGATGTGATCTGCGGCGGCTTTCCCTGTCAGGACATCAGTACTGCGGGCAAACAGGCGGGGTTGGACGGTGAACGCTCGAGTCTTTGGTGGGAAATGCGGCGTATCGTGGGCGAGTTACGACCCCGATACGTCATCGTGGAGAACGTCCCAAACCTCCTTATTCGGGGATTCGATAGAGTTCTCGGATCGCTTTCCGAAATCGGGTATGATGCGGAGTGGGACGTTATATCCGCGCATGATGTCGGAGCGCCCCACCTCCGACAACGCCTCTGGATTGTGGCCTACCCCACTGGCATGTCAAAATGGTGGGTCCGGGTCGCTGCGGGTCAAGGTGGCGAAGGCGGAGCAGCCGCAGTGGAGGACACCCGTGGCAGCCGATGCGGCGGAAAGGAAGAAAGGTTTGGTCAATTCGCGGAACGAACCGTGCTTGAGCGCACAGGTGCTGAATTGGCCCACGCCAACGGCCCGCGATTGGAAGGACACCCCCGGCATGGCGCAGTCGGCAACGAACCCAGACGGGTCGCATCGAGACCGGACGGATCGACTGCCGATGCGGGTCTTTACGAGCGAACCGAATGGCACCACCCAGGGTGGGTCGTTGAACCCGACGTGGGTAGAGTGGCTAATGGGGTATCCAAGCGAGTGGACCGTCTTAGAGGATTAGGCAATGCCATCGTACCGCAGATCGCCTACTGGCTAGGCACACGAATAAAGGACGCGCCATGACAACGGCGATACAGGTGGGCCGCATCGGCCCGGAGAAGACCGGCCATATAGAGGTCGGCGCTTTCTATCTGGTGCGCGGCACCGACAGTTTCGGTGAGGCGATACCGGAGCAGATCATCCGCGTCGAAAGCAAGCCAAGGTATCCCTTCGTCGCTTCGCCCAATCCGGTGGTCAAGGCGAGTGTGTGGATGGCGCTACCCGGCTTCGATGGTCTCCTGCACTTCCAGCAGCATGACTACCCTCTCTCACTCGTCAACACCACCGATCATGGCAGTGTCGGTTGGCATGACCGGCACCTCGAGCGCGTCGATCTAAACACTCTCTTGCATCACCCAGACTACGGACCCCTTGCCCGCGACATGGTAACGCGGGGGAGGATGATTGTGCGATGAACGTGATACTTACGCCCCAAGAACTCTACCTCGCGGCGTCTATCGGCATGATGCGGCAATGCACTAACATCCGCGATAAGCGGAAGCACCGGTATGGTGCCGATCCCAAGGAAGCGTGGACGGTCAACATCGAGGGGGCGTGTGGTGAGGCGGCGGTAGCGAAGGCGTTGGGGATCTACTGGAACGGTGCCCTCGGCAACTTCAAAGCCAAGGATGTCGGACCGCACCAAGTGCGGACAACCGCGCACCCCGGTGGACACCTACTGCTGCATAAGGAGGATGCGGACGAAGACCTCTTCCTCCTCGTCACCGGCTTTGCTGGCGACTACGTGATACGCGGCTGGATACAGTGCTTCGAGGGCAAGAAGGAAGAGTACTGGAAAAATAACTTTGAAAAGCCAGATCGATCTTGCTATTGGGTGCCGCAAGAGGCGCTGAATCCTATGGACACCATGGGCCAAGAGTGATGGTTGAAGACCCGATTCTACACATAGGCGTCGACATCGCAACTAAAAGAGACACCAGTGCCGTCGCGGCGGTATATAAGCACCCCTTTAGGAACCAGTATCACTTGTGGGGGTGCAAAATCTTCAAACCGCCGGTAAATATCCACAAGACGGTGGTGGAACTGTTAATAAAACTGCTCGAAACGGAGCGTATCGCGCAGATACAGTACGATCCCTACCAGTTTGCCTCCGAAGCGCAGCGTTTGGCCGATGCGGGGTACGAACGGATGGTGCGGGAGGTCAATCAGCAGACCGAAATGGTCGAATTCGCCAACACGCTCGATACCCACATCAAAAACGGCACCTTGCTCTTCTACCCCGATGCGGAATTGCGGTCTCACTTTAGTTGGGCGGCAGCGCAAAACACCGAAAGGGGGTGGCGCATCATCAAGCGGCGGCAGTCGCGGCAGATCGATGCGGTTGTCGCCATAGCGATGGCGTTATCGGGCGCTACCGCCGACGTAGGATACCTCAATCACCCTGTTTTCAACGAGGAGACCCATTCCCGGTCCCTGGTAGGTCTGCCATGATTCACCTGACAAGTCAGATACGCAACCGACAGATCGAAGTGGTCTACCACCTTGAGTCGGAGGACCGCAAACTCAACCGCACCGATGGCGAAATCTTTCGCTACGAGCTCTCCCGCACAGCACTCGGCCTGGGGATAGAGGATCAAGTGGCCTTTATCTGCGTGGTGGGGGAACGGACCTACTGGCACCCGGATCGCAAGGGCAGACCGGAGCGTTTGTATGTGGTTTTGGACGAAGCGGAACCTCGCACCCCGGCAGACCTCTTCGAGAAAGCCGTCGAATACAAGGATCGCTACCTGACCCACATGATCTTCATGCCGGACCAGCCGGATGCTCTGGTTGAAGCGGCGAGGCGGCATGAGGGACTGACCTATTACCAGTTTCAAGACCCTTTTGTGAATCGGGAACGGTGGCCCACCTATGTGGATGCCTACACGCGGGCCGGACTGACCGAACTGAAGGTGCCGGGGGCGGCAACCCTCCATGGCGACCTCGAACTGCTGATGTCTACGGAGGTCTTGGACCCGGCAACCAACAAAGCGTTATCGGATCGGCCCGGACCGGGGGGTCGTCCCATCCACAAACTGCTTTTTCCTGGCGATTTTCCCACGGCCCGCACCCGCACCGCCGTTCGGCAGGGACTGCTACCGCTTTGTCGCCCCTTATGGTGCGCGGTGACGGGTTTAGAGCGCAGTCAACCCAAACCCCCGAAACAGGAGGGACCGATAGAGGTGCCGCAGGGCGGGCATCCGGTCACAGGCTACTGATGACTCTATCTGACTTGTTCAAGCGGCTGGATTGGAGTGGCGTCGATGCCGGTCATAGGCAGTGGGAGGCGGATCACGACGAGGCGATACGCTTAGACCCCGATGCCGTGCATCAGCACCGTTTGGAACGCGTCTACCATGCTATCGATGCCCTCCAAAACGACGGTGACGAACGGCACTGGTGGGCGCTGCCGTCCACGATCCGGCAACAGATTGCCGATTACTACTCGCAGATGGGACTCCTCGATGCAACGCAGTAAGGTCACCGAAACCCAGTTACGGCGCGTCTGCAAGATGTACAGTAAGAACATCGAAGCGGCACGGGCGTTGGGTATATCGCAACCCTGGTTTCACATCCTCTGCGAACGCTACGGCATTGCCCGTCCAGTGGCGGGCAAGAGACCCCCAAAAAAAACCGGGAAATAGGCTTGACAAGTTATTGCGGGCACCACGTAGGTCGGTACTATGGCGACATCCAGGGACACAACGAATCGTCAAGTTTCAAGGTTGCTTGACGCTCGACAGAAGGGTTCTGCTGGTCGTACCGATGCCTATATGACGACCAATCTTGATAAGGAAGAACTCAACAGCTTGCGTCCCATGCTGGACAAGACCTTGGGAGCACCCCGTGCTGGACGGCAATGGATTATCCAAAAGAACGAGGATGGCACGATTGATGCGACTCTGTTTGATAACAAACGGATGAGAGGTGTGACACGTCGCACCTTGAGCAATCAACCATCCATAGCTACCGCGCCAGCAGAAGAGGATGTGTCGCCTACGCGTCCTAGCGCACCGATGACGTTTGCCGAAGATCGACTGCGGGGTCCAGATGCACCGGAATCGTCGGGCGTCGATCTGTCGGGAATGGCACCCAGGCCAAACGTGCCTATGCGCTTTCAAGAGCAAGCAGATCGCCCGGATGACGTATCGAACTTGCCGGTGGATCTGGCGTCGCTAGCACCCAAAACGCAATTGCCTGTTCGCCGCTACGAAGCGGAGAGACCGGACACGGTTGATCGCGCCATGAGCTCGTTGGAATCGGAGCGAATGCCTTTCGCTACGGCACCGCCCGATGCTTTGGATACACCAACGACCAAGGTGGACAACCCCGAACCGGTAGTATTGGATGCGCCAAAAGAAGAAACACCAGATGTAAAGAAGGTGGAATCGTCGAAGACGTTGACGGAGGTGGTGCTGCGGTCTCAAGACGCTTTAGGCACGTACTCCTCTCCGAAGAACGAAGTGCTCGTTACGAACGAAGCACTGGAAGAGGCGGAAAGTCCAGAACCGACACCTCCATACAGGTTGGTTATCGACCCCAATCAAAATCGGGCCGAAATACTGGATGCGGTAGGGAATGCCATAGAAGATTTTGCGGTAGGCACCGGAGACACTACAGGTACCCGATACGGTAAAAAGTACTTTTCTCCTGTAGGAACGTGGCGCGTCGTAAACGAAGTGCCCTATGAGCAAATGGAAGGTAGTTATGGTCCCATATGGATGGGACTGACGGCTAAAAGCTATGGCTTGCATGGACCTCATGCGGCGGCAGACATTGCTCCCAGCGGCGACGAATTTGTCAATGAAGGATTCGTATCGCATGGATGCATCCGGTTCACTGAGCGGGATATGTTGAAGGTCGGTGAATACCTTGACGTTGGCGCAACGGTGGAGATCCTACCGTATCGCACTCGTCCATCCCACCGTGGACCGCTTAGAGTGGTAGGCAACTAATGGCGGCACCTCAATTCGCTACGCCCGAACCCGTAAGGTTTTCCGAAGAGGAGAAGGACAAGATCCTCGACCTTGTCGGTGACCTGTATGACGATGGTGTGCAGGGGCGGTTGGAGTGGGAGGGCAAGCACGAACTATACGACCAGATGTTCCGGGGCAAGACGGAACCGCGATCTGGTCCCTGGGAGGGTTCGTCGGACCTCCACGTCCAGATGCCGTATTGGCTGGTGGACTCCGTCAATGTTCGCCTTACGGCTGGCGTCTATAACCAGACGCCCCTCGTCGGTGGACTCGCGGAAGAGGATGCCGATCAAGAGACCTTCAAAAAAGCCG